ATCTTTACATACATGGATCCACCCTATGATATTAAAGATAATCTCTATGGTAGAAAGGGTGGTATGCATAAGAAATTTGATCACGATGACTTTGCTAAGAATTGTGACGAGTATACTTCACCATTGTTGATCTCATACAATAGTTCTCAAATTGTCAAAGATCGTTTCAAGGAGTGGACAGTTGCAGAATTTGCACATACATACACCATGCGCTCTGTGGGATGCTATAATATAGATCAAGCGTCTCGTAAGGAACTTGTCCTTTTAAATTATGAAGTGTGAAGTAAAACTCTACGTTGCTGGCAAAGTCTATAGTGAATTTGTTGAAGCACGTGACTATCAAGAAGCACGTCAGGTTGCAGAAGTACGTAACCCACATGCTAAAGTAATGTCCGTAAATGCTGTATTCAAATGAGCAAGACAAATCTCCAAGAGAAAATTGAGGTAGCACAAAAGCGAATCGATGAATTGCTTTTGCTCATAGAGCACTGGAAAAAAGCAGATAACAAAAAATGATTATTGTTTTTATCATCATCGGTCTTCTATTATTCTTAGTTGGATGGGGATTCTATCTAACTGTTGGAGAAGGCAAAGAAGAACTTAAGGATCCAATCAAAGAACATGCTAAAATGCATGAACTGGGTATAGCACACAAACACGATTAACATGTATCAACTGAAAGACTATCTTTATTCCATCAATCAATCTAAGAAGAACCTGATGGTGGATGATGTTGATGCTGAGAAAAAATATACACCCTATGTTGTTAATAGATGTCTGTCGTCTTTCACAGATGCTATTCTATATGCTAATGAAATGAATAAGTCTTCTCATCTTCCAAAGAAGATGCAGTACGACTTTTATATAAATAGTCTCAAGCCTAGGAAGCGTTTTTCGCCATGGGCACGTAAAGATTCTATTGATTATATTGATGTTGTAAAAGAGTATTATGGTTATAATGATGATAAAGCTCTTCAAGCACTCAGAATTCTCACTAAGGATCAACTTGAACATATAAAATATTCATTGAGAAAGGGTGGAAAAAATGAGCGTCGAAACTGAGATTCAGTGGAAACAATCTGACATGATTGAAGTAATGCTGAGTGAACCAGATGATTTCCTTAAGGTACGTGAGACTCTAACTAGGATTGGAGTAGCATCTCGTAAAGAAAAAAAGATTTATCAGTCTTGTCATATTCTTCATAAGCAAGGTAAGTATTACATAGTTCATTTTAAAGAACTGTTTGCTTTAGATGGCAAGAAAACAAATTTATCAATCAACGATGTCCAACGTCGTAATAGAATCATCCAGTTGTTATCTGACTGGGGGTTGATTAAGATTGCTGATTCAACAAAGGTTACTGACTTAGCACCTCTTAATCAAATTAAGGTTCTAGCATTCAAAGAAAAGGATGACTGGACATTAGAAAGTAAGTATAATATTGGAAGAAAGAAGTCTGAACCTTCATAATGCAGTTCCTTGATAATAATGATCTTAATCATCTTGTAATCAAATCAAGAGTTGATAAGTTACACCGTTGGAAAACTTGGGAACCCAAGACACCGTTTGCACCTCATGTAGACGCACACGTTTATTGTGATCAGTATGAACCTTTACTTGCAAAAGAAATAAAGGTCATAGCAAATCAATCTTACATGGGTCTGATAGAAGAAAGTAGATTTCTTTCTGGTGCTAACTGGAAATCTTTGTGGACTAAGTACAATGTTTTCTCTTGGTCTCATACAGTTTTTAATGTACTAAGGGATAAGATATACGATAGTTACGTTGAGTATTGTAAGACACTTGAGTTTCCTGTTCTGGATAGAAAAGATATCTGGATTAGAGGATGGTTCACTAGACTAGAACAAGGACAAAATATTGGTATGCATTCACATGCCTTACATGAGAATGCTTTTGTTAGTGGCAACATGGCATTGCATACTCTCAATCAAACCACCACTACAGATTACTGGATACCTTTGTTCAGTTTATATCATGGTTACTTTCATGTTAAAAATGAACCAGGTTCTGTGACTTTATTCCCTTCATGGTTGCAGCATAGGGTGGATGTTAATCCAAATCCAAAGGTTCGGTATACCCTAGCTTTCGATCTTTTTAATGAATACAACTTCAAATATATCAGGAAAACCGAAACAACTGATACGGATCTTGCGAAAATAATTCTGTTGTCAACTAAGCTATAGTATGATTAAATAGTAGTGTCGCCTTCGGGGACAAATTACACACTCGCTTAATAAGGAGAACTATCATGGGTAACCTAACAAGGTATCATGCTGCGGATATGCCACAGCTACTAGAAAGAATAAACAAGAACTCTATCGGGTTGGATGACTTCCTCGATGGATTTTTTAATGTCGAGACAACATCTAACTATCCACCATACAATTTGATACATGTAAACAATGTGGAGTCTCGTCTAGAAATTGCACTTGCTGGATTCAAGAAGAAAGAGGTTGCAGTTTACACAGAGTATGGTAAACTGATTGTGGAAGGCAAGAAGGAGGACAGCAAGACAGACACTGACACCTATAGTCACAGAGGACTAGCACAAAGATCCTTTACAAGATCTTGGACTATCTCTGAAGATGTAGAAGTTACTTCTGTTGTCTTTGAAGACGGTCTTCTCACTGTCACTCTAGGTAAGATCGTTCCTGAGCATCATGCAAGGAAAGATTGGCTTTGACTTGACAAGTGGTTAAATATACTGTATACTAATAAAACCGTAGACTAATAAATTATGACGGATTCAGCTGCAGGTGCTCAGTCTGCACCAATTCAACACAATATTCGCATCGTTACGTTAGCATCAGGAGAGAACGTTATTTGTAACTTCTCTCAGGTTCGTGAGGATGATAAGTTTGTAGCATATCAAATGCTATATCCTTTGATCACAGAGCTTGAGGTAGAGGGCAAAGAAGGTTCTCCCGATGCTGTGTATCGTGTGAACTATCGTCGTTGGAATGTTTTCACACCCTATGAAGACTTCCGAATTAACCCACAACATGTGGTGACTGCCATGCCTCCTAATCAGGAGATCATGACAAATTATGTACAGAAGTTGAAGGATGCTGGAGTTGATCTAAGCTTCCTACCTAATAATGGAGAGGACATTTTAAATGGCGGAGGAACAACAGGAGAGTCTAGTGCGGCTGCTGCTACTGAAGGACCAGTGGCTGGTAGCAAGAGTTGAGGAACTGGGTGGGGTAGAGTTTGGTGATCCAGACTGTGTACTAACCCACCCTAAAGAAGTAAAAGACGATGGTGAATTAATATCATGGCCTCCTCATTCTGAGGATGATGAAGTTGTTATACGATCATCTGATATACTGGTCTTGGTTAATCCAAGTAAAAAAGTTCTCGCTCGCTACATTGAATCTGAATGAAGTTCTACACAAACGTTGAACAAGCTGGCAATCGTTTGCTAGTACGTGGTTATGATGCAGGTAGCGCATTCTCATACAGGGTGAGTTTTAATCCCACCCTGTATGTTCCTACAAAGAATTATACTGAGTGGCGTACACTCGAAGGAGACTGTGTGGAACCTATGAAGATGGGTTCCATTAATTCTGCTAAGGAATTTATCCAAGAGTATAAAGAAGTACCTGATTTCGATATCTATGGTAACAGAAGGTATCTTTATCAGTACATTGCAGAAGAACATCCAGAGGATGAGATTAAGTACGACACGTCTCGTATTAGAGTATTCAACATCGATATTGAAACTGCTGCTGAGAATGGGTTTCCCGATATCGAATCAGCAGACCAAGAAATCCTAGCGATCAGTATTAAGGACTCTTACACTGGTCGCATTGTTGTCTTTGGTGCTAGACCATTTGACAACAAGCATGATGATGTAGATTACATGCATTTCAGAACAGAAGAGTCCATGTTGACTGCATTCTTAGGTTACTGGAATGACAATTGTCCTGATGTTATTACGGGTTGGAACGTACAACTTTTTGATATTCCCTATATCGCTAGGCGTATTGATAGGTTACTCGGTGCAAAAGCTGCTAAGAGTCTTAGTCCTTGGAAGCTTATATCTTCGAGGGAAATCTATATTAAAGGAAGAAAGCAAATCGCTTACGATCTTCCAGGAATTTCAACTCTGGATTATCTCGAGCTCTACCGAAAATTTACTTATACAAACCAAGAAAGCTATCGACTCGATCACATCTGTTTGGTTGAACTTGGAGAGAGAAAACTAGATCACTCTGAGTATGATACTTTCAAAGAGTTCTATGAGAATGATTGGCAGAAGTTTATTGATTATAACATCCATGACGTTCGTCTAGTTGATAAACTAGATGACAAGATGAAACTTCTAGACCTTGCGTTTACTATGGCATATGATGCTAAGGTAAACTATGAGGATGTATTCTCACAGGTACGTATGTGGGATAACTACATTTACTGTGAATTAAATAAAAGAAAGATTGCTATCCCTCCTAAGAAGGAAGCAACTAAAGATGCTAAGTATGCAGGTGCTTATGTCAAGGAACCGAAACCAGGACGCTATGATTGGGTGGTTAATTTTGACCTTAATAGTCTCTATCCTCACCTTATTATGCAGTACAATATCTCACCAGAAACCTTATGGGAGACTAGACATCCCAGCGCAAGTGTTGAGGGAATCCTCGAACAGAAGGTGAGTATTGATGATGAGTTTGCTGTATGTGCTAATGGAGCACAGTACAGGAAAGATGTGCAGGGATTCCTGCCATTGATGATGCAGAAGATGTATGACTCTAGGGTCATCTTCAAGAAGAAAATGATCAAGGCTAAGCAAGAGTATGAGAAGAATCCATCGATTGAACTCACGAAGGAGATTGCCAGATGCAATAATATTCAGATGGCGAAGAAGATCTCTCTTAATTCTGCTTATGGTGCTATCGGCAATGAGCATTTTAGATACTATCGTCTTGCAAACGCTGAAGCAATCACCTTATCTGGACAAGTCTCAATCCGTTGGATCGAGAACAAGATGAATGCTTATCTAAATAAACTACTCTCTACAGATAAGGTAGATTATGTCATCGCAAGTGACACCGACTCAATATATCTTAATCTCGGACCTGTTGTTGATAAATTTTTTGGTAATAAGTCTGACGATAAGAATAAGATTGTGGAGCTACTTGATAAAGTCTGTAAGGATCGGTTGGAACCGTTCATTGAGAAGTCCTATCAGGAACTTGCAACGTATGTTTCTGCGTATGATCAGAAAATGATTATGAAGAGGGAGAACATTGCCGATAGAGGTATATGGACTGCCAAAAAGCGATACATACTTAACGTATGGGACTCAGAAGGAGTCCGATACAAAGAACCCAAGATGAAAATCATGGGGTTAGAAACTGCGAGGTCATCGACACCGCAGTATTTTAGGGATAAACTTTATGCAGCATTTAAGATCATTATCGGCAAAACAAATGATGAACTTATCTCTTTTGTCAATGCAGTCAGAACAGAAACCAGTAAACGACCCTACGAGGAAGTTGCATTCCCAAGAGGCGTTAACAACCTTGAAAAATATAAGCATCGAACTGACATCTATAGTAAAGGAACGCCGATCCACGTCAGAGGAGCACTCCTCTACAACCACTACTTGAAAAAGTATGGTATTGAAAATAAACATCAGAGGATACAGGAAGGTGAGAAGATCAAGTTTATGTACTTGAGGACACCAAATCCTATCCACGAGAACGCCATTAGCTTCTTCACCGAGATTCCAAAAGAGTTCGGTATCGAGAAGTATGTGGACTATCAAACACAATATGAGAAGTCCTTCCTCGAACCATTGAAAAATGTGCTAGAGTGTGTAGGATGGACTCATGAAAAGAAAATAACATTAGGGAGCTTCTTCGAATGAACAAACGCCTTTGGGTGGTGAGTTGGACTAATGATCAAGTATCTACTATGGATCAAAGCACACTGAAATGCTTTGAGGAACAGGATACTGCTAGATCATTCGCAAAATTGATGAGTAATACTTACTCATATGTAAACATGTATTTAAGTGAGGTATCAGATGGGTTTCCTAGATAGTGTAATCAAAGAATCAGGGAATGAGTTTGCAAGTAAAGTCAGTGACGGAGTGGCTGCTGGAGATACATCCAGTTTTGTCGATACTGGCAGTTATATTTTTAATGCTGTCGTTAGTGGCTCTTTATTTGGAGGTATACCCTCCAACAAAGTCACAGCACTCGCAGGAGAATCCTCCACAGGAAAAACCTTTTTTGCCCTCTCTGTTGTACGTAACTTTCTTGACAACAATAATGACGGTGGCGTTATTTATTTCGAGTCTGAGTCTGCACTCTCTCGTGACATCATCGAAAGTAGGGGAATCGATTCAAAGCGGATGGTGATCTTTCCTGTTGCTACCATCGAAGAGTTTAGAACTCAAGCAACAAGGATCGTTGACAAGTATATGAAAGAACCAAAGGAGAAGCGTCAACCATTGATGTTTGTCCTTGACAGTCTTGGTATGCTTAGTACAACAAAGGAGATGGAAGACATCTCTAATGATAAACAGGTCAGGGACATGACCAAATCACAGTTAATCAAGGGTGCTTTTAGGGTACTGACCTTGAAACTGGGACAGGCAGGTATTCCTATGCTTGTTACGAATCACACATATGATGTCATTGGATCGTATGTGCCAGCTAAAGAAATGGGCGGTGGTAGTGGACTAAAGTATGCTGCATCGACTATAATTTACTTATCCAAATCGAAAGAGAAGGACGGCACTGAACTGGTGGGCAACATCATCAAGTGTGAAGCAAAAAAATCTAGATTTACACAGGAGGGTTCTAAAGTTGCTACCAGATTATTCTTTGACGAACGTGGATTGGACAGGTATTATGGACTCCTGGAGCTTGGTGAAAAGTATGGAGTATTCACAAGGGTGGGGAACCGTATCAAAGTTGGTGACTCTAATGTTTACCCTAAGTCTATACTCAGTGATCCTGAGAAATACTTCACAGACGAAGTGATGGCAAAACTAGAAGAAGCAGCACAACAGGAGTATAGTTATGGCAACTGAAAGGATCGAGGAAACTATATTACGTAATCTCTTTTATACAGAAGAGTACTATCGTAAGGTAGTTCCTTTCCTTAAGCCTGATTATTTTCAAGAATATCATGAGAGGATTATCTTCGAAGAGATTCTTGATTTCTCTAACAAATATGACAAGGTTCCTACTAAGGAAGTTGTTATTATTAACTTACAAAATCGTAGTGACCTGACTGAAGATAGTTTTAACAGTGCTGTTTCTATGGTACGTGAACTTTCTGATGAGTGGGTTGATTTTGAATGGGTCTTAGATGCCACAGAAAAGTGGTGTCAAGATCGTGCTATATATCTTGCCCTCATGCAGTCAATTAAGATTGCTGATGGTGGAGATAAGAAACTAGACAAGGGTGCTATCCCTAGCATCCTACAGGACGCTCTTGCTGTCTCCTTTGACGAACACATTGGTCACGATTACATTGAACAATCTGAAGATAGGTATGCCTTCTACCATAAGACAGAGGAAAAAATACCCTTTGATCTTGAAAAGTTTAACTTTATTACGAAAGGTGGTCTCCCTAATAAGACTCTCAATATCGCTCTTGCTGGTACAGGTGTCGGGAAAAGTCTATTCATGTGCCACATGGCTAGCTCATCCCTTAGTGAAGGAAGGAACGTACTCTACATTACATGTGAGATGGCAGAGGAGAAGATTGCTGAACGAATTGACGCAAATCTTCTGAATTGTAATATCAAGGACATTCCAGAATTGCCTGAAGTCCTGTATAATTCTAAAGTACAAGAGATTGCTAGAAAGACTCAGGGTAAACTTATCATTAAAGAGTACCCTACTGCATCAGCACATGCAGGTCACTTTAGATCTCTCTTATCTGATCTTTCTTTAAAGAAAGATTTCAAACCACAAATTATATTTGTGGACTACCTTAATATCTGTGCTTCTGCAAGGTATAAAGGTGCTATTGTAAATTCTTATACTTATGTTAAAGCGATTGCTGAAGAACTTCGGGGTCTTGCTTGTGAATTTAACGTACCGATTGTCAGTGCTACTCAAACTACTCGGTCTGGTTACGGTTCTAGCGATCCTGACCTTACTGACACGTCAGAGTCTTTCGGACTCCCTGCTACTGCTGACCTTATGTTCGCTCTCATATCTACTGAGG